GTCGAGCATGCCGAGCAGGTCGTCGCGCACGGTCGCGTACCAGAGGTTCAGCTGCCGGGCCTCGGTGCTGTTCTCGGTGAGGTCGGCGATGGTGGCGCGCGTGCCGAGCCGGGAGAGCGCCATGTTGCCGATGTCGACGTCGGTGGCCATCAGGCGCCCCTCCCCGTCGCGGCCTTCTCGAGCGCCGCCGTCTTCTGCGCCGAGCCGCTGGACGAGCCCAGCCAGTAGGACAGGACCATGCCGTAGCCGGTCGCCGCCGAGCCGCCCAGCAGCAGGAGCGCTTCCTTCATGCCCTCGGGCACCACCTTGGCGAACAGCATGTAGACGAAGCCCGCGAACACGACGATCGCCAGCACCGACACGACCCCGGCGCCCCAGGCGAGCGGCGACCCGGCCTTGGCCAGCTCGACGGTCTGGCTGCGCGCCGAGGCGACGTCGGCAAGCTGTGCCTTCATCGCGTCGAGATCCTGCTGCCGCAGCCGCTCGGCATGATCGCGGGCATCGGCTTCCGCCTGCAGCACCGCCATCTTGAACTGAAGCGCGAGGTTCGGATCGGCCGCCACCGCGCGCTCGATTCCGTCGGCGTCCGTGGTGCCGAGGATGTCGCGTGCGAGGCCGGTCACCTTCTCGACCGCTGCCCCGGTCTTGTCGCCCATGATCCAGGAAGCGACGGTCGGCGCGAGGCCGAGCAGCAGGGGGATCAGCGGCATCACTCGACTCCCATGTAGAGGAACAGCGCCGTCTCGGCGGCGCGGCGGCGGCTGAGGCCCGGCAGCGGCCCGTCGGCGCCGCGGTTCCACCGCTTGAACTGGTCGGCCGCGCTCGAATAGGCGCCCTCGTTCAGCAGCCGCAGCAGCGTCGAGTTGCCGAACGCCCCGGCGCCGCAGTTGAAGACGAAGGACACCAGCGCATCGAACTGGCACTGCGTGAGCGGCACGTCGACCAGATGCCGGACCGATCCCTCGGCCGCCCCCAGATCCTCGCGCAGCCAGGCCGTCGCCTGCTCCTCGGTGCAGGTATCGCCCCGCCGCACGCCGCGCGTATGGCCGTAGCCGATCGTCCACGGCTCGCCCGTGACCTTGTTGCCGGGGTCCGGGTAGGCCTCCAGCTCCAGCCCCTCGAACTCCTTGATCAGCGCGAGACCGCGATCGGACGTGACCAGCAGGGAATTGGCGGGATGGCTCATGGAGTCCTCGTTGCGGGAGCGGATGACCAGGGGCGCTGCCAAAGTCCGTCGATCTTCACGTCCTGGGCGTCGTTGCGACGGTCGATCGTGTCGAGCCGCTGGCCATGGGCGTTGAAGCGGCTCTCCGTTGCACCCTGCATGGCGGCCATCTGGGCCTGCAGGCTGCGGACGGCGGCGGCCGTGTCGTCGAGGGTGGCGAGCGTGCGCTGGGAGAGCAGGACGAGAAGCGCCAGGCCGCCGCCGACCAGCCAGCGATAGGCCTGCACGCCGAGGCCGGTCCGACCGTTGGCGCCGTTGGCCTGCGGAGATTCGAAGCTGCTCATGCGTCGGCCTGCAGGGTCGCGGCGGGGAGCGAGGGATCGCCGGCGTCGAACTGCGGCAGCATCGAGAGATACTCCCGGTGCGCCGCGTGTGCCGGGTCCACCAGCACGTCGGCGCCCAGGACGAACACGCCGCCCCGACGCTCGATGGGGACGAGCGCGGCCGAAGGAGTGACAGCCGACGGGCCGCGGACATGAATGGCCTGGGCGGCCGTCAGGAGGATGAACGTTTCCATCAGACCTGCGCTCCCACGGAAGCGGCCCACGCCTGGACGGCGTTGTAGCGGGACAGGCATTGCCCCAGGGCGAGAGCCGCGCCCCAGGCCACGAAGCCGACGGCGCAGGCCCGCCCGTTCGACAGCGTCCCCTGGTTGTTGAAGCCGCCGACATAGAGACTGTGGGCCGGCAGGGACGGGCTGATGCCCGTCGGGTCGACGGTTCGGGTCATGGCGACTCCGTTCTTGGCGCCATAGGCATCGGTCAGAGCGCTGCTGCTGCGTCCGATCTGCGTCAGTCCGAGGCTGGTGTTGGTCGGCAGCGTGAAAGTGGCCGGGTTGCAATTGGCATAGCCCGTGGCCGCGCTGCCATTGCGCGCGAGAACCCGAACCTGCCTGCCGCTGCCGGAGTTCGTGCCCATCGACGTGGTGCTGCCGGACAGATTCGAGCGCTCGTAGACCTCCGCATGCACCGAGTCGGAGGTCATCGACAGGGCATGGGTCGATGGAACGAAGCCGGTATCGATATAGCTGGTAGAACCGTCGAATGCGTACTGCCGGTCGGCCGTGAGGACGGGCGAGTTGACGGCGCTCGCCAGCCTGCGCTGCTTTAGCGATGTGAGGGCCTGGGGAACATTCTCCGCCCACAGTCCGAGATAGTCGTCGGTGAGCGTCCAGTTGCCCGCCTCCTTCTCGCTGTAGACGAACTGATCGACGACGATCAGCCGTGCCAGCGAAACGGAGCCGCCATTCGCAACGACTGCGTCGCGCCACGAGAGCACGTCGGCATCGAAGGCGCGCTCTGCGCCTCCTCGCACCCTGCTCAAGAAGGTGATGGGCATGTTCACGCCCCGACGTAGACGGTGAGCTTCTGACCGATGGTGCCGATCTGGGTCATGGCGCTCTGCGCCTCCTTGCCCGTGATCTGCACCGTGTCGCCGCCCGACAGGGGAATCCCAGCGTCGAGCGCGCAGACGCCGCCGGTCGGATCGATTGCCGCATCTCCATTCGTCCGCGTGCTGCTCACGATGACGACGCGTCGCGCGGGATCGGCCGGGAGCAGTTCGGCCGAGGCACCCGACAGGGTGACGGTCGACTTGACCAGGCCGGCCCCGGTGAGCTGGGTCAGCACCACCGGGAGCGGACTTGCCTCCGAAACGGGAACGGCGTTGCGCCGGGCGGCTGACTGGAAGGCGATGTCTTGAGCCATGGAAACCTCTCCTCGCGGTGGCGGGGCCGGCCCCAAGACCGGCCCCCTCTGCCTTCACTGCGTACCGATCACTGGACCAGGACGACCTGATCACCGGGGCGGGCCGCCTCGACTGGCGCGCCGTCGCCGCGGCCGGCCAGCGGATCGCCGAAGATCGGCGCCTCGCGGGCGCTTCGGCGGCGCGGCGCATCGACCGGCACCAGCGAAAGGCCCGGCGGGCCGGACCACAGGATGCGTGCACCGATCGGGTGGAGCTGAACGCCGTCGTAGAAGGGATTGTCGACCACGACGTATTCGGCGGATTTCTCGTTCTTCTGTTGCCTGGCCATGTCTCTGCCTCCGTTCAGACGATGAAGCCCGGCGCGTAGGCCCGGCTGGCCTGGCGGTCGTGGGCGAGGAACGCGGTGAAGGTGCCCGCCGTCAGCGGGCCGGTGGCCACCGTGTAATTGGTGCGCAGGTAACGCTCGGCATCGAGCGGCACCTTCACGCGCAGCACCTCGGTGCCCGCCGTCAGCGCGGCCTTGCCGAGCGCGCCGGAGTTCGCGAGCACGACTGGCGTGGAGAAGCCGGCATTGTCGTCGGTCTCCAGGGCGAAGGTGACCGTGGCGGCACCGGCAGCCGTCACGCTCTGCGTGACGAGGATCACCAGCTCCAGCGGCTCGCCGTTGCCCATGTCGCGGGCTGCGCCGAGATCGACGGTGTCGGTCGACGCGGCGGTCGTGGTGACCGCCTGATCCGTACCGAAGGTGTTGAGCTTATCGTACATCATGGTCGCTTCTTCCTTTCCTGCGCGAGCACCTAGGACACGGTCGCTTCGGCCAGGGTGATCTGGTCGCACTTGCGGATCGGGATGCCGCCGAAGCTGTCGAACAGGCGACCGTCGCTCTCGTCGAGCGTGCGCCGGATGTTGCTGTTGTTGGTGGTGTTGGAGACCGAGGCGCCGAGGTTGCGCTGGATATCCAGCCACTGCTTCACGGTGCGGTTCATGTACCAGGCGGGCCGGCACATCCTGATGTTGGGGATCTTGTTCATCGCCCGCATCATCAGCTTGACCAGGTCGGCCGGCGTCGCCCCCGCGAGGTCCGACACGTCGATGTTGCCGATGCGCACGACGTAGCGCCAGTCGCGCACCGTGAGGCCGGCGTCCCACTTGTAGTGCGTACGATAGCCCTGGTAGCGGTTGCCTGCGGCGTCGAGCAGCGTCTGCTCGCCGAGATCCTTCATCGACAGCCCGGCCTTGCTGCCCTTGGGGAAGATGCCGTGCACGGTGAGGTCGCCCCAGCCGACCAGCCAGATCGACGTATTGTCGGAGCCCGTGCCGCCACCTGAGATGAAGTTGTTGGCGGTCTGCGACGTCGCCGTGGACGTCGTATTGTAGCGGGGTGCCAATCCCATGAAGCGCTCGGGATTGGTCGCGGTGTTGCCGTAGAACAGCATGCCCGCGAGCTGCTGCGTCAACCCCTCCAGGAAGGCACGATCCTCGGAGAGACGATAGGCCGCCGTGTTGCCGTTGAGATCGGCCAGTGCCTTGTCGATCTCGGAATAGGTCTCGAGCATGCCGCAGGAGTCGGTGATCTGCGTACTCGTGCTCTTGGTCGGAACGATGCCCTCGTTGAAGCGGCGCCAGGTGCCGGTCGGCAGCGAGGTCTGCACGCTCGTGCGGTGACCGGTGGGCAGGTTGCCCTCGTTCCACACCATGTCGTCGGTAATCTCGTTCATCTGCGACAGCAGGCTGATCACCTGCGCGACGCTGCCATTGGGATCGATGACCTTGGACCAGTCGGCCAGGGTCGGATTGGTCACGGATAGCGTTGCCATGGAGCTTAGTTCCTAGTTGTGCTGCGAGTTGGGGTAGAGGGACCTGGGGTCCGGCGCGCCGCTGCCGCGGCCGGCATTGCCGGTCACGAACGAGTCGTCCTTGATGCTGCGGGCGACCTTCACCATTCCCCGGATGAGGCCCGGATGGTTGGTGAAGCCCAGCCCTTCGAGATAGGCGATCGTCTGCCTGTCGAAGACCCGCGCGAGCGCGGTCCGCGCCTCGCCCAGCGCCTCGGGTGAGAACTCCTTCTCCGCGCTCGCGCGCCATTCGCCCGTCTGCTTCTTCCAGGTCGCGACCGAGTGCTCGTTGACCGCCCGTGCGATCTCCTTGTCGCGCTCGATCGTGAAGTCGATCAGCCGCTGCGCCGTGTCCGGTGCGATCTTCTCGGCGTCGAACAGCTTCACGGCGTCGGCGAACACCGGATCGTCGGCGCGGTAGCCCTCCGGTAGGGTGAGGCCGGAGTAGTCGTCCGGTGCCTTCGCTTCAGCCTCGCGCTCGAGGCCGGTCTCCGGCACCGCCTGAGACGCCGCAGCCTCGCCCTCAGGACCTCGAACCACCTCGGGCCCGGCGACCGGCTCTGCCGGCGTCATCGTGTCGATCGTCTCAGCCATCGTTCTGCTCCTCCGCGACCCAGGCCGCCAACTCGGCTTCCATCTGGTTGAAGCGGGCTTCCGTGCTCATCAGCTCGGTCATGTCGGGCGCGTGGCGTTCGAGCGCGCCCAGCAGCTCGATGCCGATGCTGCGTCGACCGGCCCGGTAGTCCTGGTGCCGCTGCGCCTCGAGGCCGCCCGGGACGTACCCGTCGCCGCGAATGTCGCAGAGGCCGAGCAGCCCGTGCATGAAGCGCCGGCCGCTCTCGGTCGCCATCACCGCACACAGGTCGTCAGCGACGCGCTCCTGCGCCTGCTTCTCCAGCCGCTCGGCCTCGCGGACCTGCCTGGCATCGTTCGGATCGTGCATCGCTCAGACTCCCAGTACGGTTTGGAGGGCATTGCGGCCGCCGCCGACCTCGGTCTCGCTGAGCGTCTTGGCGCCTTCCGCGAGGGCCCCGGCCACCTGCAGGCCCTGCGCGGACTCCTCTCGGATCGCGCGTGTCGCACGCAGCTGGGCCACGACGTCGTCGGCCAGGGTGATCGACGCCGGCGCCCCGAGCTTGTCGGCGTAGACGTCGATGCTCTCGTCGGCGTTCAGCTTGTCCAGCACCTCAGGCCGGGTAGCGGCGATGCTACCGGCGAAGGCCCACAGTCGTTCGACGGAGCCGAGGTCGGCCGCCTTCTGCGCCTGTGCCAGGATCGAGATCAGCTCGACGTCGAGCGGAAAGCCGTGCAGCTCAGGCGGCGGCGCGGTGAACAGCCCATGCTCGGCCATGATCGCGAAGGTGCGCTGGACCAGTGGTTGCAGCAGATCGTCGTGCAGGTTCTCGAGCACCGGGCCCAGCATCTGCATCTTCTCTTCGCGTCGGGTGCTGATCTCGAGCTGGTTGCGGGGCTGGACGCCGTCCATGTCGGAGATCATCAGGAAGAGGTCCGCGAAGAAGGCCGATCGGATGGTGGCCTGGGTGCGCGAAACGAGACGCTCGACCTCGGCGATGGCGCCGGGAGCGGTCTGGTAGAGCGGCCACATCCCCGCTCCCCTCTCCTGGGTAGTGAAGTAGTTGATGGCGCCCGGCAGAACCGACGAGGCCGAGCCGCGCAGGCTGACATGTGCCCCCATCGGCGGGTTCACATGCTTATCGACCGCGTTGTGCTCGCGCTTCTTCAGGATCTGCAGCGACTTCACGTCGGGCAGAGCGTCGTGGCCCGGTCCCTTGGAATAGGCGTCGTTGCCGATCGCCGCCCAGCGCGGCGTCAGCGCGGGAAACTGCGAGTAGCCGCCGCAATGGATGAACTCGCCTTCCGCCTGGCCGCCGCCCTCGCGCCAATAGACGGACCGGAACCTCTTGCCCGCCACATCGAGCCGGCCCTGCTCGTACCCGGTGTTGGGCTCGATCATGTGCAGCAGGGCAATCTCGGTATCCGCATCGACGCCACGCGCGCGCTCGGAGATCTCGGCAATGCCGTGATCTGGCCAGCGTGCCTCGATCTGCCGGTAGGAATACATGAAGCGCCGCGCGAGCGTGTCGACCCGGCCGCGCCAGTCGAGCCCCAGCCAGTATTCGCCGGTCGACAGCGTGTAGAGGCGGATCACGTCCTCGCGATCGAACTCGACGATCGCGCAGCCGGTGCCGAACTGGCCCAGCTCCTCGTAGATGAGCGGTAGCGCCGAATAGAGATTGCCGGCGTTGAACACCATGCGCATGCGCTCGGCGCAGCCGTCGAGCCATGCCTTAACCGGCGCCAGCGAGCCCACGCGACGGTCCGGAATGGAGAGGCGGAACCATGGTCGCGCAGGCGATGTCACGCCCGACATCAGG